CATTGACGTTACTCAGTTTCATATCGCCAGCCGTGGTGCCAATCGAGCCATCAATACGCGGAAGTGTGGTCGAGAGTGCGCCGCTATCAACGGCATTGCCGCGCAGTCGGAACCAGCCCGCAACGCCATCAGCCAGGCCGGTGAATTGCCAGGTTTCGGCAGCAGCCTTGGATAGAACGCCACTTGCAGGCGCGTCAAACTCCAGCCCATTGGTAGCCACGCCCTCGGTAAAGGCGCCAGCACTGAGCGTCACTCGTCCCAGCATGGTGCCTGTCGCAGCGGCATTGGCCGTAGCCGGTTGCCCGCCGGTATAGATGTCAATCACGCAATCTTTAAAGATGCCACGGAGGCCGTTTGCGCCGGTATCGACGCCATTTTCTCCGAGCAGTTTATCTAGTGTTCCGGTTGAATATCTGACCATATCAATTCCACATATCGTTAGTTAGCGACAGACCCATGATTCTCATGGAATCCATATCGTTTACTGGCCGATACTCGTGCATTGACCGCTTTTTCTTTGGTGTCGAACAATCCCAAGTGCTTTGTCTTTCCGTGGAGACACACTCTTGCCCGCCACTTCTTGTTCGCCTCTAGCCACTCAACACCCACATGGCCAGACGTATTGTCTTTCCTTAACGCAGCGTTCATTGCATTGGCTCTCACGTTGACTGACCGCAGGTTTTCGATCCTGTTGTCTTGCCGATCATGGTTAATGTGGTCAATCTTTTCTGGGAATTCCCCATGCACATAAAGCCAGGCAAGTCTGTGCGCATAGTATTTCCCCTGACCAATTCCAATAATCCGGTAACCGTTCACAGTAACTGTACCAGCGGCTTGCCCGGCGAACTTGCCGTATCCCGAGTTCCTCCACCTGAAAATCCCGTCACCTGGGTCATAGTCAAGGTTCTCTTTCAGTTCATGTTGAGTAATCATAAATCTTCCAGCGGATTAAAAGCTGTGCCAGACCCGTTGTTCAAAACCATGAATTGCTCATAACCATCTTTCTCTATGATGGCCGTTGAACAGAGACAGCCCGGAGACAGGCTCACCTTGTCTTCAGTTATGTTCTGGAATGGAAACAGCGTGCAAACGCCCTGGCGAGTCCACACAAACAGCCTGCCCTCGTCGGTTCTCGCAAGAGGCCGGCCCTGCATGACGCCGTACTCAGCCAATCGAACCAGCGATTCCTCGATGGTGTAAACATACATCTCGTCGTCGGTGCCGATGAACAAGCCTTGCGGCGTTCCCTCCAGCACCGTGACCTTGCCGGGGATGCTTAAATAATCTTCATGCTGATCGAACAGGTGCCACCAGTACGGTTTGGAGCGCCACAAGTAGGAAACCCCATCGATGTACTGCGATGCCCACACACTGCCTTCATAGAAGGCCAGGCTGCCAATCTCTTGCGGAAGCGGGCCCGCATCAAGCTGATTGCGGTCAATTGGATAAACCAGGCTATTGGTTTCGCTAAAGGTCATGCCTGTGCTGTATTCAGCCGTATCGAGCAGGTATAGCACTTCGCCATTGGTGTCCGAGATGTAAACGAGGCTTTCATAACCTGTCTCGAAGTCTGGCGTGATGTTGATCACCGCCCCGCCCTCAACTTCTACGAAGTGCATAGCGGACGCTGCGCCCTCGCGCCCGTGCTCGTCTCGATAGGTTGAGACAACCTGATACTGACCGGCCGGCAAGCTACCGCCCGTAGCCGTACTAATCATGGGCTGTTCAGGCGTTGGGATGCGCCACTCAAGCACATCCAGTTGATTGGTAATGATGTGTCCGCTCGACATCAAGATGTAGTCAGCCACTTCGAGCCACTTCACATAGCCTGTTGGCATGCCGCTCTTGAGGTCGACTGCGGAGAAATCCTGATTGACCAGTTTCAAAATACCGTCATCTACGATGAACATGCGACGCTCATCAGATGTGGCAAACGTCGACGTGATGTTGGTAAACAGCGCAGACTCGCGGTAGCCATGGCGCTTCGAGATCAACCCGCTATCGTCAATATCCACGTTCTTAGATGAGATCAATGCGCCCAATGGCATGCTCTTTTCGTCAACCGTGTTGCGCTCACCAAGGAAGGCCGGGATCTGGATCAAAGCCATTGCGCCTTACCCCGTCTACGGTAGCTGCGCTTGTTGCGCTCAATCTGGAGAGCGGTTCGACGCGTACCAAAGCGACGCTCGAAAATCGACTCGTATCGATCAGATGCCTTCTGGTCGAAAATCTCTGAGTCCCGCGTCAGATAAGTTAGGTGCAGCACCCAGTAAATCAGATCGTAGTGATACGTCTTAGCGAACTCAGGCTCGCTATCGTCGTCGGCCAACCCTGTTTCGGGAAGCCGGCGAACTGTCATGTTCAGGGTTTCATCGATCTTTGGCGTTGGGTACAGAACCAGTTTGTTGGTATCCATATCCAAGATGTATGCCTCTGGCGTACCGGTCCTGCTCGCCCACTCGCCATCTTCGTCATCGAGCGCCTTATATCCGAGTTTATGCAACGGCTTCTTGGCCGACGGCAGGCGGGCTCGGTGAATGTCGATGATTAACGGGCTGGTGGCGTACTCACTTGTGCCAGCGACAACGCTGATGTCACAGATCGAGGAACTTGAGTCCAGTATCAAATCAGCACGCGTGCATGCCTCATTGATGGCCTCGTCGATGCGTGAATTAATGGCGGTGTCAGAGATTTCATAGGGCTCGACGGTATCATCAAGAAACCGTCGAACCTCTGCCCTGATCTCCGCCCGATCCATGCGCTATGACCCAGCTTCTTCGCCAGCTTCGTCTTCGTCGACCTCTTCTGCAATCTTGGCCGCTTCGCGTAGCAAGCCGGCACAGTTCACGCTGTCGTCAAAGTCGAGCGTAATGTCGTATTCGTTTTGAACGTAATCGACAATGCTTTGTTTGCTGCGCGGATTGATGCCGCGCTGTTTGGCCCAGTCATTCAGGTCATTGTTGGTCATCTTCTCGATGTCTTTTGTTTCCGGAACGACTATTTCCGGCACTGGATCAACGGGTTCCTCGCCGTAGCGGTGATAACCTTCCGGGATGCCAAGCAAGGTTTCTACGTGATCTTTGTTTTTGACCTCGCAGACGTGATGGCCGTCTTCTGATTCTGGCTTAAAGTGATACTTTTCTTTTCCCAGGGTAATGACTGAGCCGCCATTACGTTGCAATCGGCATACAATTTTCATGGGTATCCTCTTGGATCGTGGTGTTAAAAATCGAGGGTGCGTAATGCACCCCCGAAACTTCGATTACCGGTTATCAGTCGTCCAGGCCTGCAGCACGACTCAGCAATGTGCCGGTGATAACACCGCCAGTTGAGCCAGTGCCAGGGCCAGTCGTCACGGTAATGCCAACCAAACGGTCAGCGTCGGTCGGCGCCAGGCGCAAGCCAGCACGCTCGTCCATGCGAGCCAGCCCGCCCGCCTGCCCAACAGTGCTTGCGGCAATGAAGGCATCCGAGTCAGTCCCCAAAACACCAACATCAATCACGATGCCGGTGGCGTCGTCGACATCATCCATATCCAGAATGAAGTCCACCGGGATATGACCCGCTGGCAGTTTGCACAAAGCAACCGTGTCAGCATTGGCCAGAGCCGTTGCGACAGTGAAGGTGCCGCGATTAACCGTAAGTTGGCCAAAACCAGTTACGGTTGCGGATGGGCGGTTTCCTGCCGCGTCAGATACATAATCAGTCATGTCGATTCCTCTTTATTTCGATTCAGCAATGCTCAAACCCAAATCACCAAGGCCAGCGGTTAAGCTGGCTTGGCGGCGGCGGTATCCAATGAGATGACGCCGAAATCTTTGGAGTTGAACTGGGTTTTCTTGATGCCACAGATGGTTGAAGTCGTGATGACAGCTTGGTTGCCGTTATCGCGGGATTCTTCGTGCCAGTCGAAACGCAAACCGGAACCGGCGCTACCGAACGCACAAACCATGGCCTGACGACCAAGGAACAACGCACGCGCCGCTCCGACATTGGCGCCAGCGCCGTAGTCATCGAAACGGATCACGCCCTTGTGGCTGTGCAGGATGACGTCGTTATACATGCCCAGTGCGCCCTTGAAGATCGGGTTATTGCGACCTTCAGCACTTGCGGCAGCCTTCTGGATGTCCAACCACTGACCAGTGTTGGCATTGGTACGAACGTCGTATTCCTGCCATGGGTTCATCACTACGCAGTAGTGCTCTTCACCGTCGATCATGATCGGCTGGATCTGAGGCGTTTCCTGCACACCACCACCCATCATGGTGGCTTCGGCCTTGGCTTTGTCGATCAGCCCCAGGTCGAACTTATCGGTTGCGGCAATTGTCGCCTTGGACGTGGCAGAACCACCGTACATCAGGTGTTCGCTGTCCGGAGCCGCGAAGGCATTGCCGGCGAAACCAGCATAACTTGTGCGGAAGATGTAATCGGCGTTGATGCCGCGAGTGCCAGAACAGTACATGAAGAACAGTTCGTCAAAGACGCGCCCCCACCACTCGGACTGACGTTTGCGGGCAATCTTGCGCAGATTATGGATGGTGCGCTTGCGGGTCATCCGTCCGCCTGTGTTGACGCCACCACGCAACTGATCGATATACACGTTGTCGGTGTAGAAGTTCAAATCCTCTTCCTGGCCTTCCAGGGTGTCATCCCCTTCAACCGGCTCCATTTTGAGCTGAACAGACAAATCGAACGAGATTTTTTCGCCGGCGTCGTTTTCAAGATGAGGGAGCATTTGCACAGGCGTAGGCGATTCTTCGCCCTTACCCATGAACTTCTTGTTCCAATAAGAGATTCGAGCCGTATCTACGGCAAGAAATGCGGAATACTTCTGTACTGCTTTTGGGTCATTCAGCCCAATGATTGTCTTTGCCATGATGTGTTCCTTTGTTTAAGGGAGCACTCATGCGCAATTCTATTAACTGAATGTATCCGCTCATGCGGGTACGTCCTTCTTTTCGCTGCCAAAACCAGCTTTGTGAGCCAGATCCGGCGGAGCTTTTTCCAATGACACGTTAATGTCTGGTGATGCGTCGATGGATAGTCGGGCCTTGCGGCCAGTCTTGTGCAGCATTGTTACCTTGCTGCCACCAATCATGATCGCGTCCCCTACCCCTACATCCAAGTTTAGTGCCATATCAGCCGCCCAGGTATCTGGCTTCTTGTTCAGGCGTCAGTTTGGCTAGAGCCGCTTCCAGATCCATACCGTCGAGGCTGGCCAGATGTGAAAACTCGCTCTGGTCGTTGTCGCCTGCCTTGGGCAAATTCCCAAGCGTCTTTGGCATCCCTACGTCTGGATGGCGCGATTTAGGCTGCGATTTCTTATCTTTCGGTTTCGGCATCGCCGTACCCAAAACAATACCCTCTTCGGCCAACCGCTCTTTCGCCTTGTTCAATCGCCATGCGTCCGTCTGCCTGGCCCCTTCAGCACTGGTCGCCACTTCACGCAACGCGGTTTCAAATGCCTGCTTGACGATCGGGCTTGTTAAAATCTTTTTATGACCTTCATCGGCGGAAACAAACTCGTCAACCGCCTGATTCCAGTTGTTTGCACGCCGG